TCCTTGATCTCCTATTGTCGGTGTTGTAGCTACAACACCCTTCTTTAGTGTTAAAGTGAGGGGATTTGTTGCGGATTCTGTTGTGTCTACAAAGAAAGAGATATTTGCTCTAGATGCAGTTCTAGATTTTGGAATATATCCAATGTTTCTTGCAAGAGAAACTACGTTTTCTCTTAATGTTGCACTATCAATAAAGACCTCATTGCTAAGCATGTTAGCATTATATGAGGAAATATATGTATTATATGCTAATGTATCAATTAAAACCGATAGATTTGATCCTTCAAAATCATAATCAGTAAAGTTTGAGTTCGATCTAAGGTATTCCTTAATCGAACTTTTTATTTGGTCGAAATCTAGATTCGTAAAATTAACTAGTGGCATTATCGTGTTGGTTCTAATGCGAACGAGAGTTGTTGTGTGGGAACGTCGATTCCGACAATATTATAAATGACAGTAACGTTAAACTCATTATTGTCATAATTTGGTACTACATTTACTTCAACTAAATCAACTCTTGGTTCATAGTTTACAATTGTAAATTCAATCTCATCTTTAATAGCAATTGCAGTATTATCATCTAAGTTTTCAAATAAAAATCTAGAAATTCTTGATCCAATATTTTCATTAAAAAATCTTTCTCCAGGAGAAGTAAATACAAGATTTCTAATTGAACGAGATATAGCCGTTTCATTTTTAAGTGCGATTAAATCATAATTTAAAGGGCTGACCAAAAAGGACATACTTAAGTCTTTAAATCCTATGCTTGTCCTTTCTAAAGGCATGAAATCGCACTTAAATCTATCTTATTTATTAGGGTTTTACCTCGTATAGAGGTTCCGTACCATAACTCCAGTCATCATAATCCTCATCATTTCTGATTTTAGAGTGAATTTCATTCTGATGGAAAAAATCGTGTTTTTTGGGAGTTATTTCATCATTTGCAATCTCACGAAGCATCTTTTGCTTCTGAATTTGTTGCTCCCAACCATATTCTGAGGACAAATATTCCGTTCCCCACTGGTTTTTCATAAAATTTTGGTCTTTATCAACTTGTTTTGTCATTTTTTGCTCCTGATTCGTTAAAATCAGAACTTTTTACGGGGTTGCTATCCCGGGTATTGATGTAAAACCCTTCTCTTAGATAGTCTTCGTCTTTAACAAAGATGTAATTTTCTATTTTTTCTACTCTATCACCTCTCCAGACAGGAATTGCAACAGTATTGCCATATCGAAAGTCTGGATTTTGTCGAAAATGCACTTCGATAATCTTATTACCGATAAATTCGCAGTTAATCCATTCATAATTCCCTTTCAAATTATTTAAAATTGAAGGAAATTCAATTTCTCTATCAATCTTAGTCCATTTTTTCCATTTATACAATGATTTATTATCATATCTATCACCCAAAACAACTAATTGTGTTTTTTTGTGTCTAAAATCAACACTAATGTGGTCTCCTTGAAATATTTCACACCAAAACTCTGATGGATGAAAATGATCCGTGTACTCATCAATCCACTCTATACGAGAAAATCGTCCCATACCGAGTAAATTAATACTTGGTCGGACGATATAATTGCCTGGTGATGGTACAGAAGTCCCTACAGGACCACACAGATACCTTAGAGAGCGTGCTAGAAAGAGTTTATTATATACCCATAAATCCTCTACATGAATTGAGTTCCATTCATCTAAAGGATTAAAATGGTACATGATTTTTACTAGTCCATATTATGATTTATCTTAAATTTTAGCCTCATATTTCTGTCTTTCCATCGTATAGTTTCTTTGTATTTTAATCTGAGAATTTGTAAACGTCCAACATTCACCGGTGTCATCTAAAAATACAACCCACTCTAAATTGTGTTCTTGAGAACGATCGATTACAAAAAAAGCCCAACCAAGACCCTTTGGGGTAATGACTGGGATTTGAGGATTCAATTGAAGCATCTATTTTCCTTGACCGCGATACTTTTTCTTACGTCCATTACGAGAGGTTGCACTGAGTAGTGTACGAGCAGAACGTCCTTGACGAGTCTTCTTCGGTGCTCCGGGTTCGAACACAGTCTTATTACTTCCACCTTTAGCCATCGTTAATTTCCTCCAGTTCAATTAAATTAGGATCAACATCTTCATCCGAGTAAAAACGCTCAGCGAAGTCTTGAAGAACCTCACTACATTCTTCTGGAGTGAGGTTCATATAAATTTTACGTCCTTTATAAAGTACGTTGTAATTCATTAGATTACGCGAGTTTTTTCATGTCCCACACGAATACGAGGATCGCACCAGATTTCAAAACCTTCTTCCTTTGCATCAAGACAGAATGAAACATCCTCTCCACACATATCTTGAACTGCTCCAGACTCAAAGACTTGCATCTTAGGTGCAAACCAAGGATATTCGAGTCTTTCAAAAACTCCATTTTTAATCATAACCCACCCAAAGCCTGTATAATCTACAGTGAATGGCTTACGACGCTTGCTGATCGATTCTACAGTTTCATGATTCATCACTCCACCATTCTTACGGAAATCATCTTCCTCTAACCAGTGTGCGACAGAAGTTGTGTGACCATCTTCAGTTGCATACCAACCTGCGACAATTTCACGCTCTTCTCCTTCTTCAGAAAGAGCAACATCACAGAGTTGCCAGAACTTTTCACTTGTAAAAACAATATCACTATCAATCCAGAGTTGATAATCATATTGGAGTTTTCCGTCCCAAGGAACCTGCTTCGGACCCCTTAGAACATTTGCTCCGAGTACTTTACAACGTGCAAAGTTAACCATTGATGAGTAATCTTGTGAAATCTGAATACTCATTCCATTCTGTACTAAATCAAAACAAAGTTGTACGAATGCTTTGAGAAAAATAAAAGAACATCCTCGTCCAGGAAGACAGAAGACAATTGATTTACCTTTCATTCTTTCTTTAATTGCATCATAATCCCATTCTTGTTCTTTGGGTTTAGGTGCTGTAGCTTTAACAGTGAATCCTTTTGCCATAAGTTAAAATAACCTTCAACATCAATTTTAACAGTCTATATATGCGTTGTCAATTTTTCTAGTGTGATGAATTTAGAACCACTTCCTTATTCATAACTAACTCCTCATACTGCAAATCCTCCTTCTGAATATTCATATCAATAAACTCAATCATTCTGTGTAACATCTCCCATGTCTCAGAGAATTTTTCCTCTGAAAGGCTGTGATATATGCACCTGTCCTTTGCGTATATGTGATATACCTTTTCTTCTTTTCTCATAAAAAATTTTTCCGGAATTTTTTACTTAACTAATGCATTATATATCATTACTATCAGTATTCCAAAAGGCACTCCGATAATCGTAAAGCACTGCCGTGGATACCTTATTAACCATCCCGCAAAGACTACCTTCCAGAAATTCAAATAGGGGGTTTTTGCTCTTCTCATATCTTCCGGAAAATTTTTAAGAGATTGATATAACTCGGTCGATTTGTCACCTCTGTAGGTTAGGGTAGTTTGGGTTTTTTATAACCACAACGCCGCGCGGCGCTTATAAGAATAGGGCGCAAAACGCTGCCGATCACTGTCATAAACCCAGAGTAACATAAGTGCCCCTCAGTGTCAACCAAGGGGCACACAGTTAGTATCAGAACTCGATGCTATCTGCGGTTGGTTCGCTATAAGCAATCGACTGTTGATTGTCCTCGGTGAGAGTATCAAGGATCTGAAGAATCTCACTGCCAGTGTTACCTTGTGCCAGCAGAGAAAGCATCACAGACTTAGACATGTTGTGTTCTTGAGTGTTAATTAGTGTGTGTTGGGTGAGTGTCTTTATAGAGGCGCATCTCATTCCTCTTTGTATACCTTACTGTACGCCTTCGAAGATGTACTTATCAACCACACTTTCGATTAGACTAGGTGAGCAAAGGTTGACGAATTGAGTAACAGCAAGAGTGACATTCATCTGGTGATCTTCTTCATCAATGTCGTCGCATTCTTTACTCACGAAGTCCTGATAATACTTCGAGCACATACCAATCCGTACAAGATCGCGGAGCATAGTCATCTCTTCGTCGTTGAGTTTGATGGTATACTTAGTGGAGGTTTTCATGGTGAAAAGTGTAGTGAAGTGTGTGAGTCTTAAGTGTCAATTAGAAGTCGAACACATCGCTATTGAGTTCGATGACATTTACCTTGGGGTCAGCATACTTAACACCATCAGGAGTAGAGTATCCAACACCGATCTCATTTACGAAGGTTTGATAATCACCACACTCACGGGCAAGGTGATACAAACCCTCATCATTCTGAATCCAGAGAGCAACATTCCAGGTCTCATAATTCGTCCAACCAAGATACTTAGTGTCGGTCAGATTTGCTTGGAAAGTGGTAGTCATTTGGTAAGTCTTGAGTGTTATCGGGGCGGTGAACTTGTGCCCCTCATACTATTAGGACACTTTAAGTGGCCCAGTATTAGTCACTCACCCTACTTTGAATATCACTGAGAATCTCAGATATCGCCTCCACGCTATCCCTATCGTTCTCCTCTAACTGTTGCATAACCTCTTGCAGTTGTGGTAGGATACTGATGACTAGCTGCGGCACCCTGACGATACTCATTTCACCCAGATTCTTATACTTTAGGGGTCTCATAGTTTTGTTAACATAACTGGGGGTATTTAGGGGGGGTTATGTTAACAAAACTCAAGGTCCCAAATCACCACTTATCAGGACGGCTGAGGTCTTCCACGTATGCTGAAACCTTCTCAGCTGGTTCCAATTTGAATACCTTCTCCCAGTCTAATTGATGCGGGTCGAAATCCTCAAAGACCTCAAGTTCCAGTGTGACCCTATAACGCTGCTTCTGGGCTTGACGATACGCAACCGACATAAGTGTGCTCCGTGAGTGTTACTGAAGACAGTATAAGATGTTGGGGGGAATGTGTCAAGGTCTTGGGGGTATTTATCAGGTGTCGGTGGATTTATGCGGGGGGATTGTGGGGATTTTATGACGCGGGGGTGCTTGACATTTGGGCGAAGTGCTGATACAATGCAGGCA